TCAAGCTCGCCCTCGGTGATGATGATCTCCGGCTCGCTCAGCATCCACGGCAGGAACAGACGGGCCTCGCCGTGCCCTTGCAGGTTGAGCATCTTGTCGGCGGACTTCGTGGCGTTGTGCTTGTACCGCCGCACGTTCTGAAGGATGCCGTCCGCGTCGCGCACCGGGATGGTGAAGCGGTCCTTGTGCCAGCCGATCTCAAACTTCTCAATGGTCGTCTCAGACAGCCCCCGCTTCTCCTTCATCACCGACAGCATCGTCGGCATCTTCTGGAGGGCCTCAACCCACTTGCGAACTTCCTCATCGGAGGGCAGTGGTTGTGCACCGGCTCGTTTGGAGGGTGCATCGTCAATCGACCGAACGTTCCTGCGGGAGGGCGAGTCGGGGTCGGGAGATCCCTTGCCCTTGGCAAAGTGTTCGGGCCACTCCTCTCGACAGACATTCATCAACCGGCTGAAGCTCATACCGCCGCAACCGCCGAAGCAGTAGAACTGTCCTTTGTCGAAGTTGTAACTAGCACTAGGGGTCTTGCTCAGTTCCGGGTCCTCATGGATGGGGCAGAAGCCCCGATGCTCCCCGTTGTCGTTCAAGTCCCCCGTCAGGAACATGGCGAACTTCTCTTGCCACCCACTGGACTTCGGAACTGCGTTCATGTGCCCTCACCCTCAAGAAGAACGACCCCACCCATTCGCTCGTGCGTCCCCGGTTCGTGCCTGTGGGGTGGGTCGCCTGCGTAGCCCTGATCGTTGCCCTCGGCATGCAATGCCTCGTGATACGCCAGTCTGTCGAACTTGTCTCCTTTCGCGGTAGCCTGCTCGTGGTAGTTCCATAGATGGCTGTTGATCGCCCGCCTGTCCGGGTCGTTCGAACTAGGCTTCGCCATCAGTCTTCGTCGTCGTCTGTCTCGTTGGGGTTGCGCTCCTTCCAGTCCCGAAGGGCCTCGACCAGATTGTGGCCTCGGGCCTCCAGTGCCTCACACAGGAGAATGCGAATGCACGTCCTCTGAGGTACGTGAAGCTTCACCGCCTCCTCATCAATGAGCTCCCGGAGATGGGGCTTCAGGTTCGTGCCGATGCGGTTGGCCCTCTCCCTGGCCCGCCGTGCGTCCCGACGCTCCTTCTTTCGAAGGATTTCCGCGTCAGAATCCTCGAGGGTACTAGTCATGCCAAGCTCCTAACTAACCTACTTACTACTACTATCTCTCTCTCTTTGAGAAGAAGGAGTAGTAGTACGTAGTACGGATACTGCGGTGTGCTGCCTACTGTACCGCCTGACAGGTAGTTCGCCGCTGTCTAACTTTTCTTTCAAATTGAGAGGCGGCCTCGATGGTTGCCCTCGACAACGTCGCGCCAAAATGACTTCCTGTTGAATGTCGTCTCCGTGATGGGTTCGGCCGGGCGGCCACAGGGAAAAACTTGCGGGGCATTGCGCGCGTGTAAGGGCTGGTAACCGATCTGGCAAGTGGGGTAGCTCCCTGGGGTCTTCTGCTCAGTGAATGACAGGTGGTCGCCAGAACGGGCATTCTCCCCGCCTCGCTTCCTGGCCTCCCCGCAGGGCTGAAGGCGGCTGTGCGTCTTCGTAGATCGGTACCTAGCCAGGGGCCGAGCCATAGGGGTTTCCTGCTTTCTAAGGCCGATAGAACACGGATGCGGTGGGGTTGTGGGCTGGGGTGGCCCACACAACCGGAAGGGGCCACCGACATTAGTTGCCGGAGGCCCCTTCCTAGGAAACACCTCGATCAGAACGGGGTGTCGCCGTCCTTCTTCTTCTTCTTGCCCTTCGAGGCAGCCTTGCCGTTGCTCGAGGGCTTCGACTGCCCATCACGAGGCGGGAGGACGGTGCGGATCTTGGCCCGCTTCTCGTCTTCGTACGTCTCGTTGATCAGCTTGCATCGAACGGGTCCCGCCTTCGCCACGATCTGCTCGTGGGTCAGGTCGACGCTGTCGTCGTCGGGGCCGAGCAGGCCCAGGGCCTCGAAGATCTGGACCTCCTTCCACGCCGTCGAGTCGTCGTTGGTGTAGACCCAGCCAGCCCAGCCGCTGTACGGTTCCTGGGTGCACTCGAACATCCAGACGAGCTTGTTGCCTGCGGCATCGCCGCCCTCGTGGTCGTCCACCTTCTTCAGGTAGAAGTCGTAGATGCCCGGCTTCGGTACGTCGCCCGAGTACTGCTGGGTCTCCGCCGAACGATCGACGTTCTTGTAGCTCCGCTTGACCTTGCCCATTACGCCGCTTTCTCCTTCTTCTTCTTCGGTGCCTGATGAACGACAGACGACGCCTGCCGCTTGGTGACCGCCTCGTTCATCTCGGCGATGTTCGGTCGGTCGATCACCTTGCCGAAGGCATCGTGTCGGTCCTTGGCGATCCAGCGATCGCCGCCGTGAACCCAAAGCCTACGGTACTCTTCGTCTTCGTTGTCCTCGTCCTCTGCTACCGTCAGCAGGCCGACAAGCGTGACCTTGCCACAGATGAGGTTGGACAACGGGTAGCCGCCCTTCGCCCTACCGATGGCGGGCAGGACCTTGAGGATCTCGTCGCCGTCCTCGTCCTCCGTGGTGTGGGCGGCTTGCTGTGCTGTGTAGAGCACGTTGATCGGCAGCCGGTTGAAGCTGTCAACCATGTTCTTGATCTTGCGGTCGACGATGCCGTAGTCCTGGATGCGGGCCTCGAACTGCTTGCCGATGCTGGCCAGGTGGTCCTTCCAGCACATCTCCTCCATCTCCGTGATGGAGTCGACGGTCACCCAGTCGTATTCCTTGTGGCCCTCCTTCTTGATCCAGTCGTGGGCCTCCTTGACATCCTCCCAACCGTCCATGATCCACTCGTCGGCGTCCGACCCGAACGCCTTCGCCGACTCGGTGCCCGCCGCTTCTACGGACAGGATCAAGTTCTTCGGTGCCGTACCCGCGAGCACTGTCTTGCCGACACCGCTCGGAGCGTAGATGAGCCAGTTGCGCTTGCCGCGTTCGTTGCTCTCGGCAAGCTTCGTGATGGCCTTCGGTCTAGCCACGCTTCACCTCGAATCCGCCCTCCTTCATTGCCTTCCGGTGGTCCCGGTAAGGGTCTCGCTTGACCATCGTGGCGGCTCGGTACTCCCAAGCCTCCTCGGGGTTCTGTTCGTGTAGCTGGCACATGTCGAAGAGCGGACACCTAACACAGTCCTCTCCGGTGTGCTTGACGGGCTGGAGCTTTCCCTTACGAATAAGGGACATCCAGACCGCCTCTTCCTGGACGCGTCGTGCTTGCGTCACCCGCTCCTCGGGGGAGCGGTAGACCTCTTCGCGGTGAAACAACTCCGCAGGCTGCGTCTTGCTGACGTCGCCATACACCGTAACGTGCGGCAAGTGCTGGGCCACCAGAGCGTGAAGAACAGGGATGGTATCCCTTGCCCCGTATGGCACTTTCGCAGCGTCTAGGACCGCTTGGTAGTGCACCTTCTGCGGCTTGTTTCGAACCAGCCCCTTCTCGTCGCGAGGGCGGGTGTCCGGGAGATGCTTGCGAAGGGCATTGAACACCAGCCCTTCGATCGCCTCGCCTCCCTTGAAGATGCCCTTGGCAACGAGGACCTCCGGCGCGACCCAGAGGTAGCTACCGGCTTGGTCGTTGATCGTGTAGAAGCTCCAGTTCGTGGGGAACGACCGCCGCGTCTTGTGGTCGACTACCTTGTAGACCTTCTCGACCATGTCGTACACGACAAGATCCCAAGTACCGCAGTAAACCACCAGCGTCTCGTCGGGCTTGGTGGGGTGCGGTACGTCGATCTGGAAGGTGCCCTCGGTGTCGAGAACTTCCCACTGGCTGTCCTCACCGAACTCCGCGACGTAGCCCAGCAGCATCGCCCGCCCGAGTTCCTTGCCCTCGACAACTTCATCCTCGTCGAGCTCTCCGCCCTCGGTGTAGACGCGGCGTATCTCGTCGTCCAGGCTCTTCTCGAACGCGGCCAGCATGGCTTCAACCGAACCCCGCTTCGTGCCTACGGGGTAACGAGCTTCGAGGCCCTTGTGGATGGCCTGCCCGAACCAAGCCCATGTCGGCTCGCGCTTGCTACGCCACCACTGGTTCCAGACCTGATCCCACATCCAGGGGCAACGCTTGAAGTCGCCGCGTTCGCTAGTTCGGAGGAGTGGTGGATGGTCAGCTTTCTTCTTCTTGGTCTTTGCCACTAGCAACGACCTCTCTCGGGTGTCACAGGATGCCCTCCTTCTCGACACTGCTCAAAGGGTGACACGGAACGGGCCTCGGCTCGCTCAACCGCAGCAACGGTACGCGAAACTACCGAGTCGCTCCGTGTCACCTTTTGAGCCGGGGTCCCCATGACTGGGTCGAACTGGATGGTGGGGACCCCGACGCGCCGGAACGTAGTACGAAATCAGAACGGGGACTTGGTGGCCGCAGCCTCGGCGGTCTCGGCCTCCTTGATGGCCTCCGCACTGGTCTTCTTGCCCCGCCGCTTCGCCGCAGGCTTCTCGCCCTCGGTGGCAGCTTCGGTCGACGCCTTCTCGGCAGCCGCCGCCTCCTTGGCCGCCTTGGCTTCCGCCGCCGCCTTGTCCTTGGCAGCCTTGGCCTCGGCCGCCTTGGCAGCCTTCTCGGCCTTCTCGGCCT